ATTCGTAGCTGTTAAAGATGCAGACACTGAAACTCGTCTTTCAGGAAAAGCTGGTGGAAGTATTGCAGTATCTGAATCTACAGATATCTACGGTGAAGTATCTTTCCTTACAGGTGAAGAGGAAGAAGATTTTGGGTCAGGCGGAAAGCTAGGTGTTAAGTACAGCTTCTAAATTCTAGATTTTTCTTATTAAACCGTTCATACTGTATTGAGTATGGGCGGTTTTTTATGAGAGACTTGAGTCGAAGAATAATTGACTCCAGCATGAGCCAAATATTCATTAGTATGCCTGGAGAAAACAAAGAAAGCTAGAATAGGGAGTGTTAGACTGTCTTCTTTCTTGTGCCAAATAATCAAGGCTATCAAATGCGGATGGCTGGGAATGAGGCAGTATTAAATCTGCTAAATAAACAACAAGCTGAGAACGTTCAAACTGTTGCATTGGGTAACTCAATGATCAATAGTGGTTTTCCTGTTCAAGGTTTAAGTGATGTGCCTAATACACCAATAGCACCTCAAGCTCCTCTCGTCAGTGGCAACCTAAAAGTAGATGATCAAGGTATTTACGGAGTAAAAGGATCTTTACAAACTCCGATCAATCAAAAGAAAGATATTAATTTTAGTGGTGGAGTAGACGTTAATTTCCCTTATCAAGACAAAGGTCAAGATCCTTTCGGAGGTGAATTCACAATGGACAATCCTGGATCAATAACAGGACAAGCAGGTATATCAAAGATAGATCCACGAACTGGAGGTGGCTTTAACCTAGGTATTGACTACAGGCCTCGTGGTGGTGGATTTGGCATGCAAGGTGGCTTCACTCACAATTTTTAATCATGATGAATTTTGCTAACGACAGAGAAGAAGTTCAATCATTGCTAGCTTCAATGTTTGCTATACCTGGTCAAAGCCCAGGTGACGACAGGTCTAAAGAACCTTATGACAAGGATTGGCCTGCCCCTGCACCACTTGCACCTAAATTGGCTGATGCAAATATAGTTGGCTACGAAGACTGGACTACAGACGGACCGGTAGAACAAGGTCCTATTCCTTCTCTTCTAAATACCCAATCTATTGATCAAGGAAAATTAAAAACTTTAATGGATGAAATAGCAGATATGAGAAGAAGAGGTGTTTTCCTGTGAATGAAGATTTTAAAAAAATATTAGATGCCCTTGATAATCTCATGGGAGCAAAAGGTGCAGGCGAAGGTATTTGGCGTGCTGCTGAATTAGGAGACGTAACAGCAAGAGCCTTGGTTGGTAAGGCTATGAGAGATATAGATAAGTTGCAAGAAATGACAGGTCCGCAGATGTATAAAAATATTGAAGCAGCAGAAATTAAAGCCATTGCAGAAAGAGCTGGCGTCAGCGAAAATGAAATATTACAACGACTTGCTTCAAGAGATATTACTGAAGATAGAGGCGGTGGAGTTCCTGGGGATTTTCCTAAGTCATACACAACAGATCAAGTTCCTAGGGGAGCTTTTGCAGATCAAGACCAAAAGAATGTCTATCAATACGATGATCCTAGTGTCTTGCTGAATCAAGGGACAGGCACTAAAAAAGCACAAGATCAACTCGAAAAATATAGAGCATCTTTGACGGCAAGAGGTGATATTGCTGGTGGTGATGCAAGGTTAGTGTCTGATGCGTTAATAGATGATTTATTTCAGACAAATCCTGCTACTCGTTACAATCCTGCTGAAGGTGTTTACGACACCGCAAGAGAAACAGCAGACTTTGACTTGGCTTATGTTAAAGCACGTGAATTAGGTTTAAGCGATCAGGACGCTAAAGCTATGGCTCGTCTTAAGGTCGGCCAACCAACAACAGAAGCAACGGCTGACGGACAGAGGAGACAAGCAAGAGCAGATACTCCTATGACCGATCATCGCAAGATGATGACCAAAATGGCAATATTAAATGCCAGTCAAAGTGATGATCCTACCTTTGACCCAATGAATATAGGAGAGGATATGAGAGAATATAAAGCTCCTGTTGCTCCTGAATCTGAAGTTGCTGCTGGTCCTAGCACTCCCGTAAGAGATCCTGCTGAACCTGCTGATACCGCACCTCGTGATGTGATTAGTGATCCTGTCTATCAAAAAAGCTTACGTGGACGTAAAGCTATGAAGTGGGGAGCAGGACATACAGCAGCTAGTTTGCTTGCAGGGTTGGGCGGTTTGTACGGTTTATCAGAAATTTACGATTACGATTAATAAACAACATCAAAAATTAATCCGCCTTGCGAGGAAGGCAGAGAAATGCATGTCTCGAGACGAGGCACAGAAAATTATTAAAAAGGCTAAAAAAGCCTACAAAAAATTATCTCATGCTCATGAATGAATTAGCAGACCCGTCAACAATTCAATTAGCTTTTCTATTTCCATTTTTACCTGTTATATCTGTATTCATCGTTAGCATTCTTATGCTTGGTGAATTACCTTTCAAGGATGACGATGACGACGATGATGACAGAGGAACACTAGTGCCTGCGTATTACCCAACTTAAAACGTCTACTATTAATGTAGATTAATCAAATGAAATGGCTACTACGGCAGATAAGAAAATTCCACAAGAGGAAGAGCCGAAGAAGAAGGGTGTCTTTCAGGCGTTGAAAGAAAAATTAGACGATAAGGAGGAACAGTTTGAGTACATCTCAGTTTTAGTGAGACTGGTAGTAGTTGCTTGGTCCGGGGCATTAGTGACCCTAAATTATTTGCCAGAGATTCCTGGGTTGACGTCAGGGGAAAAACAGGATATAACTTTTCCGGCGTCTCTCCTGGCTTCGTCGCTTGCAAGTTTTGGCCTGGAGAAGAGTGCTAAAAAACAAGGAGATGGTACTTATAATGTGAATCCAGATGATAAGCCGCTAAGCAAGAAAGAATTACTATCTTTATTAGGCAATCAGAGTAGTGGTTACCAAACAATTAGAGTTGAGCAGCCAATTAGAATATTAGGTGCAGAAGTTGTAGACTCTTCTAAGAAATCATGACTTGCGACAATCCTTCACATGTAGATGCGTCTCAAGAGACTCGTCTTACAGTACAAGCTCTTAAGATCGAAAGACTGGAAGAGAAGCAAGATGAGTTGCGTGAACGTCTTAAGGCTGTAGAGAAGTGGGTTATAGGTGCGGCAGCAGTACTAGCAGCAGGCGTTACATTGATAGGATTTGCTACTAATATATCGAAAGCATACTTATGACAGAAATGACGATTGATCCTCAACTAGTCTTTTTTATAGGTGGTTTAGTAGTCATCACCTTGGCATCTATCACGTATGGAATTTATTTGACGTTTGGTGGAGGATCAAAACAATTGAGAGACACAATTGATGAACATGCCAAAATGCACGAACTAGGTATCGCACATGGACATGGTGATTCCAGACTTAGAAAAGACTGAGTTGATTACTAAAGAATGTAACTGTGCTCATTGTCAAGAGATTAAAAGGCAACAGTATCGTATGCAACATTGGCAAAAGGAAAAAATCTGTAGCGAAAAATAATTACCTACTATAGAGAAAGACATTTGAATCCTTTCTATGAAGCGCATAGTTTTACCAGCGCTGTTACTTGCATCGGTTGCAGCACCTGCGATGGCAGATATCACTCATAGTCTGAGTTCTTCAGTGCAGCTCACTGTGGATGGCGCTAGCTCAGTTGCAACAAGGCTGGGTTCGACTTACGCGGTAAGCGGTACAAATATTAAAGTTGGCACTGGCAATAATGATTCGTTTGGTGGATTGACAGCCGGATCGGCCACTGCAGCAGCGACCATGACGGCTGGGACCTACGTGCAAAATACCCCCGGAAATCAGTTCAGTTTTTCCGAAAGTTGGCTCCAAGGAGACGCCATACCTGGTATTAACGCCGGTTCAACCGTGTCAACCACAACCGGACAAGTCGCATCTATTCCGGCTTTTGGGTCGACTACGACTTTTGCCGGAGGAACAAAAGGTACCTTAGCTGGTGGAGTTTCGAGTTTAGCTGGTGGAACAATTACGTCTCTAACCGCCGGCGGATCCGGTACAACTGCTATTGGACAATTTATATCTACTCTTAATGTAAAGTAGATGTCATATGTCTACTCATGCATCCGAGAAACTGGTTGCCCCGATTGTTGGCGCCATATCGAAATTAAAGTATGTCGCAATTGCGGCGGGTGTCTTTGTCATACCTGCAGGTGCGGTTCCGGTAGTACCAAATTTTTCATCCGGCCAGCTCACACAAACAACAACTTCGCGGTCTGTGATATCTGAGGCGATAGTTTCAGAAGACTATGCGACTGGTTGGCAGTATACGGTAAGTGGAACAGGTATAAATTTAAATGGTGCATCTATTGAACCAGGTGCCATAATCAATACAAATACAACTTCTGCGTCAGGAATAACTACTAAATGGACAGGCTTAGACGTAAACAACAAGCCAAATTGGACGCTGACTCAGCCAGGGGGTTCGTTCCAATTTCAATCCAGTTATTCAGGACCCGGACTTCAGAATCGCACGACCATAACGAGGACCATAGAAACGGACACAACGATAGAATCGGTTTCCGTATTTTCTCAGTGATACCAAGGGTTCTCGGCATATTAATGCTAATCCCTTTTTGTCCTGTCGTCAAGGCAAGTGATGTGGGAGGAATATCAGCTACATCTAATCCGGTGGCTAACTCTTCCGGCCAAGCGAATGTCAATGCATATCAAGTGTTGACAGGAAATTTCATGCAATCAGGTTTTACAAATGGTGTGGTCTGTCAATCCGAGACATTAACAATATCTCCTTACGTGGGTCGTTCTGCAAATATTAAGAAACCATTCTTTGAGACTTACGAAGATCCGGTATACGACGTCAGAGATATAGATGGTGACGGTGCTCCCGACAACCCTGGGAATATCCTTTGGTATAAAACAGTTCAAACTCTACAGAAAGACAACTATTCTCTCAACATGGGGGTGACTGCTCAATGGAGTAGACCCTTAGATCAGAAGATGATGTCTCTTTGCAAAGACGCTGCTGCGACTGAAATAGCCCTAAGAAAGGCAACATTAAATTTACGAGTCTTAGACTATGAAATTTCTAGACTCAAGCATTGTGGAAATCTAGCTAAGGAGGGCATAGTATGGGATCCGACCAGCAAATATAAAGTTATATGTGAGGACGTTTTATTAACTTCGCCTCCTGGGGTTTTATTAAATCACAGTCATTCAATAGATCCTATTACTTTCGACTCTTCCTCTGTTCAATCATCCTCTCTCGAACAGACAGAATCTTCTCTTTCTTCCGAAGCTTCTTCAGAATCGTCTTCGTCACTTTCTTCGCTAGAGGTTTCACAACCTTCATCAAGTACTGCTGGAGAGGTTGGCCCACTAGGGCCACCCCTAGAGTTGCGCCTACAGCTATCGAAGTAGTGTTGAGAATAGTCTGAGGAGGAGGAGTATAGTTATTGATGACATTAAGTAAGGCTATATCCTCATACAGAGTGATACATTCGCCTGCAGAGTTCTCTTCGTAACCTTTTACGATCTTCGTGCCGTATTTGCCATAGGCTCCCGGAGGGGGGCTTCCTGGTCGTGGACAGGGAAGCTTAACATCAGGAGGTTTGATAGCGTTACTATCAAGACCAGGAAGATTAGGGTTTTGAGCTGCTCCATCTGTAGTCGATTCATTCTTTTCCGTCGATTGATTATTTCCTAAGCCACTAACTGCCCCTAGATTGGGTTGATTATCCATAGGAATAACGACTAATTCTTTGCTTGGATCGAACTCGGGAGGGTTGAAGTAAGGCATCCCTGGCCCTGTGCATAGAGTTAGTGTTCCTTGGGGATCATCTTCTATTAACTTGTTATTGCCTTGTGTCTCTCTGGCTTCTACGCAACCAGGCATCTCTACGGTTGGGAAACCTATCTGAAGAGTTACAGGCGGTGCTTGAGGAATACTTAAAGGTAAATCAATCGCCCATGTCGGAACCTGTGGGACGTATATCTCCCGTACTCCGATCCGAGGGATAGAACCCACTGATCTTACTTACGAACTGGCATAACTCCCCCAGTGGCACTAGGAATAGATAAAAAACTGCTAGAGCCGTTAGAAGGACTGCCACCGAAACCAGGTAATGCACCCTTGATTTGAGATTCGACCAAAGGTCCGACTTGTTCAATTAATGCCTTTTTAATTTTTTCTTTAGCGGCTGGAGATTTGAGGTAGAAATACCCTGCAATCGTTCCACCCACAAGGCTCCCAGATAATGCCAAGCTTGCAACAGCAAGAATAGTTGGAAGGTTTTTCATGAGATTTTGGGTGCCATTTCTAATCTTAGGTGATTTTGCGTAGTGAACACAAAAAACATACCTACTGACGATTGTAGCGTGGTATTAATTGAACTCGTCATTTGACACCAGAACACTGGGGCAGTTACGTGTTTGGTCTAGTAGACCTTTCAGGTAAAGCCGCTCGCAAACGTTTCCGTCAGTCAATCAAAGACGAATGGGGGTGTTGCGCTTATTGTGGGAAGAATCAAATTCACCTAACATTAGATCACATACGGCCAAGAGTCCGTGGTGGCAGTAGTATGAGATCTAATTTGATCCCTGCTTGCGTTCAATGCAACTCTCAAAAAGGCTCGGCAGAGTGGAAGGCATGGTTTGAAAACCAAGTATTCTTCTCAGCCGCAAGAGCTGCCAGAATCGAAGTATGGACTAAACCTCGTACTTACGAAGTCTGGGAACATTGGTTTTTAGCAGGAGGTAATGATGACTCTGAATGCAGACTTGACACAGGAACAAAACTTCTTCCTTCATCGAATAGCTCTGGAAGCGCAGTCGTATTCTCGAGACGAGCTTATAGAAGCGTTACTCGATTGCTGGGAGGCGAAGTTCAGGCAGAAGCAAACCTTTGTTGTGAGTAGCAAAGAAGCTGGCTTTAGTTTTAATCTCAACGAAGGTATAGCTGTCATGCCAGAGACAGTAGTAGAAGAATTCGAGAAGGCTAATGGACATGCTCCTACATGGGAAGACGCTGAAGATTACTTAGAAAATATTCAAGAAAACGTGTCGATGGAATTAGATATGGATGCTATCGTCCTTGAACCTGGAGAGTAATGTAGATACACTATTAAAAAATCGGATTAATTTAATGGAAGGTATCATTGCAGCGGTCATAACTACAACTGTTGGAATACTATGTGGGCAAACAGTTATAGGTCAAGTTAAAACAAAACTTGGTAAAAACAAAATCAATTCAAGTTGGCAATCTAAGATAGAACGACGCATCGAAAATATTGAACGCACCACGGATGGACTAGTAGGAGAGTTACCCAAACTGATAGGAAGACAAGAAGTAGCAGATGCTTTAAATAAAGTCCCTCCCATCGTTATGCAAGCAGTACAACAAGAAATGGGTCAAACTCGAACCGTACCTAATCAAAGAAATGCACCTCCTCAGTTAACTGCAGACCAGCTACGATCATTACAGGCTCACGAGCAAAGTATGAAAGCAATGCAAGATGCGGCTGCCTTGCTAGATAAATTTGAGAATCAACAGCCTATTGACTATCAACGTCCGTTCCCAACAGGAGAGCAATCATGAACGACATGAGCATGAGGTTGACTGAACCAGTAGAAGAAGCTTTGAACGAAGCTCAACGAGACTTGCGTGAAGCATTAGCTTTTGCTGCTAGATCTGAGAAGCCTTATATCAGCAAGCATATTGCTGATATCTTGCTAAAGATTGATACTTTGTTAGATATTTCTAAAGTAATCAAGCAAGTAGAAGAATCATCTTCGTGAAGAAAATACCTTTTAGTGATTGCATTTGTCATACACAGGTTGCAAGTCATAGCGAAATTAAAGATAACATTTTAATTGAGATAGATAAAGCTGATACTTATAAACCTAAAGTCACAGATGGATTATCTTTCTCTAAGATTGACTGGGCTGCGGCTACCTCTCCTGACAGGCCATGGGTTCAAATTTTCTTGCCTGTATTTAACGAGTTAATAGGAAACATAACGAAAGAGTTAGGATATTCAGGATATGAAATTATGGGCATATGGTTTCAGCAATACTCAGAAGGTGATAGCCATTGTTGGCATACCCATGACGGCCATTTCACAGGGGTATATTATTTGGAATATCCACAAGGTTGCGGCAAAACACGTATACGATCTCCCTACGACTGTAAAGAAATAGAGGTAGAAGCAGAAGAAGGTGATTTAATTGTATTTCCTTCTCATTGGATTCATCAAGGTACGACTAATTTAACAAATAGAAAAACAATAATATCATACAATTTCGAGATACGTTGTCCTAGTAGGCTTTAGCTGTTATCTTCCATCTCCTTTTGTAAAGGTTTCTGAGTCGGGTCCTGTGAATCGATCATCGGTTCCCCATCCATTTCGTTGGTATTCCATAAGGAAGAGGAGGCAGCATCCTGCGTGGGCAAGATGAGAGTGTCCTGTTTCGGGGTCATTATCTTCTCCTCTCCACCAGGCAAAGAGGTGTCTACATAGCGCGGCAAAGTAACGCCCCCACTCAGTTCCCCTACACCAATTATTAGAGCTATACTTTCGAGCGCCGTAGCCGAGAACGTCAGCGATGTCTCCAACAGCTTGCCAAGGGACGAGATCAAAACGTGTTTTCTCCATCTATACTTTCATTTTGCCTAGGATAGAAAAGGAAGCAAGTTCTAACAAGTCTTGAAAGGAAATCCAAGTGCGCCTTATAGATATAGAGACACTAAACCTTTAGTGCGTAAATATTTAGCACAAACTCGCAAGCTTGCTAAAGATGCTCAGTCTTATGGCGGCAGTACAGGAGGAAGAAAAAGTTTAGATTCCCAAGGCAGAGGAATGGTTACCCTCAGTGCCAGATCCGCTGAAGCTGCCGAAAGAGGTAAAGTATTTGCGGAGTCAGGCAGAGGTGCCTTGGGTGCAAGACAATCTATATGGGAAGTAAAGAAAGATCTTTACCCTGACTTAGGTACTTGAGATATAGCAGAAGCTTCTACTAATTTATTAGTTAAAGCTTTTAAAGATAATCGACTATTTCTTTTCGTTGAGTTGTAATGCAATAAATCTTGCGCTGTGAAATCTTCAATCATAAAACGACAAGTCTTACCAGAGTTCCAATTCTCATCAGTATCACTTGGATCCCACCATAAGACAAATTCATACGGCGACTCTGTAGTAGCTTTATAGTTTGGTAAAGATTGATGAAGTTTATGAACTCTGCCAGCTAGTTCGATAATATTGTTGTAAATATCTTCAGAGAGTAATGCATGTTGTGCAATGTCGTCAGGGAGGGCGTCCTTCCATGTGATCCACGAGTCGTAAATGATTGCTCTAATCGTCAAAAATTTTTGCCCTGTTGGATTGACGAAAGTCGTAGGGGAATTTTCGAAGAGGGGATCAACTATAGACATTCAGGCACGATAGTTATATGGTTTTTTCATTGTCACTTTGTAGGATTTCTCCCAGTCTTTACTACCACTGTATTCGTTAAATATAATTCTGCCCAAAGGATTAAAGGCGGTATGAAATCGAGAGACCATGGCATCGAACTGTTGATGATCTTCTGGAGGTGGCAGATAGATAATGGCCGACCAATTTGATGGTGCAACTCCTCTGAAAACTTCTAGTTCGTCGTCCCACCATGTCGGTCTTAAACGTCGAAACGGTATACACATGGGAAAGTCCCATACCCAAGGTGCTCTGATAATGGATTCGTTATGAGCCAACCATAATATTGCATGTTCTATATTTCCTTTTTGATATTCATTAAGAGTCTTATTAATTAAACGTCTAGTTAAAGCCGCACCAGCAGGAGCTCCTACGAATACACGTTTGCGAGAAGGCTCATCCCATTCAGTATTAATAATATCTTCTAGAGACAAATCATCTCTATCGTAATAACGAGCTGCTTGTACTAAGCGATTAATATCTTTAGTCGAATAAGGGTCAAGATCAATAGATCCTAAGACAGATCTGGCTGCTTTAACTACATCGATGGGAGGAGCTAGGTTGCACTTGTCCGGTCTTTCTGTAGCTAATTCACCCATTTATAAATCGTCCATCATTTCTTGAATTTTCTTAGCTGGCATGTCTCTCATTATTCGACTTACTGACCCTCCTGAATTATCCAGAAATAAAATAACAATGTGTTGGTTAGCGTTAGAATCTCTGATTGTTTTTAAAGCATCTTTAATAAACTCTTCTACAACAGTATCTTTAGAATTCATAGCGTCTACTAAGTCTTTTTCTAACGAATCAACTGTGACGTAATTATTTATATTATCCTCTTTAGGATTTTTCAAATTAACAATCAAAGCACCTTCACCCATAAGGGAATAAAGCTTATCATATTTAGCTATTAAGTCAGAAATAATTGCCTCGCAAATTCTGACATTTAATTCTTTAGATGCTTTTTTATTGGAAGAAGCAACTGTTTTGTCTATTAATTCTGGAAAGAATTTAACTAATAATTCAAGAGGCTTGGGTCTTGCCATGTGCAATAGTGCTGCGTTGATAGTCTACAAGTAAAAGATCTGTTGCTTCCTCTATTCGACGCGCTACGGGTAGATATTGTTGAAACTTAGGGTCTCGAGATATTTGATCTACAAGATCACTGCATCCATCATGGATTAATGCAAGTTCGTAAATTGAATTCATTTAAACTCTTAAATCTAATTTTGATCTGTGTTGTGTAGACCACCAAGTATATACTTGAGGTATCCAAGAATTAATGTGATCAGCAATCTTAGATACTAAGTCTTGCATTTCGTAAGACTTGTGAGGCCTTGAATGACTGTCTAATAATTGAAGCCATGAACGCAGACTACCTGAAGCTACTGATTTTTGCAATGTATTAGTTGTGAGCCATTGACTTGTATGATGGCTCCCCACCCCTATCTCTTTTCTTGATTTAATATCAAACGCAGTTGACAATCCAAAAGCTAATTGCTCTTGCCTGTCTTCTTCAGTCCAAGGATGTCTATGCCCTGTGTGATCAGGGTAATTCCCTGGAGGTCTTGCTGAGAATAAATCTTCTAAGTCAGTTGACTTCTCTGTAATAGCTAATTGAGTTCCTTCAGCAACTTCTCCTAAAGATTGATTCGTAAAAGTAATCAATTTAGTTTCAGCAGCAAGTTCATATAAGGTTGCAATATCTGCATGAATCTCGAAAGATATAACAGGATGTTCTAAGGGCGAGTAAGCACTCCAAGATGGAATCCTATTACTAGATTGCAAATAATGTTCTGCTATATAGTGACCACAAGAATCTTCCGAATATTGAGTAGGCTCACCTTCTTGTTCTTCTGGCAGGGAACCTCCAAAGCGAGCATTGTATAAAGCTGCGTAAATTAAACGCTGCGGCATCTCTGTAGCTGACAGCTTCTTGACAGCACAGTTTTTGGAAAACTCCACAAAGGTATTACGATTTCTTCGTAGAGGATAGGAAGAAATTCCTATGGACGCAAGCCTTAGTAGGCCAATTTATTATTACGTTTTATTAAGCTTAATTAATCGTCTTTATCACCGTACATTTTGTCCCAATAATAATCAAACTGTTCCTTAGGATCTTGATATTCAGGTAATGAAATATTGATACCAGTAACATTGCCTGAAGCGTCTCTGTTAAATAGACGATTCATTGCGACATTATTGGAGTAACCTATTTCTGCTGTACCTAGATCAGTAGTTCTTTTCCAATTAGGAAGGAATCGACCATAAAAATCATCGGTCATTCTGTTCCCAGCGCTAACGGCTGCGCTAATACCAGGAGACTTAGGATCTATTTTGTACTCAGGAGCTGTATTAGGATTGAATTTTCCCCAATCTATATTTCTCCAATCTTCGTTAGGATCTTTTTTTTTTGGAGTGTCATCGACGTCATTATCGTCTTCGTCAATGATGATTGGTTTTCTACCATCAATGAGACCGTCGTCACCTGCTTGATATGTTTTATATTCGTCTGAACGTCTAATGTTGTCTAAGACTTGATCTCTAGTTTGTACAGGTCTATCTGATCCATACGTTAAATCTTCCTTACCTGAACCTGCGCCACGAAGATCTCCCATCCAGTGCTCTCTACCTTCTGTACCTAAGTCTCTGCCGAGTTCTGTTTGGTACGTATCAGCAAGCCATTTCTCATCGCTACGTCGAATGTTAGATAAAACTTCGTTACGTGTAGCTCCTTTAGCTATGTCGTCAGCCCAATACTTAAGGCCTTCAGCATCTGCTTCTCTGCCTAGCTCTGCCCTGTAGACATCTTTCAACCAATTTTGCGTTCTTTCTTTTGCTGTTGCGGCAGGAATTACAGGGTCTGACATTTTTTCTTGAACTTTATATAACTATATATTAACTACTATTTCATAGTGTCAATAACTAAGTTCTCATCTTTCGGAGCAAGTCTTCATAGTTGGAAACTGCTCCACCTGGTGTGCCGTCTAAAAATCCATAGAATCTTGATTTACGTTCAGCCGGGACAGTTTGATTTAATGAGCTTTGATATTGACCCGAAGTTACGAATGGAATACTGCCTAGTTGTTCCATAGGGGTTAAGTCTATTCCTAATCTTCTTCCAGGATTGACGCCTATTTTCATCCAGTCGTCCATGCGAATCGGCATTGGATCATCATCTTTAGATCCATAGCCACGTCCTCCAACTTTAGGCTCTGGTGTTCTCAGAGGATTAGCATTCTCCTCCCAATCTTTTCTTTGATCTAAAAGCTCCTTATCAGGGGTAATAACTACTGGGTCAGGTGTAACAGGGTTGACTACCACTTCTTCTTCTTTTTCTTTTTCTACTACTGCTGGAATACCTTGGTATCTATAGATATTCCAGTAATCGTCATCACCATCTTCTTCCATTCTTTCGAAACGGGCTTTACCCGAGGTTCTCAGGTCGATATCAAAATCATCCCAACCTCCGTCAGCTCTTAATAAAAGATCGTCTCCATCAAAAGCTAAATCGTTGTCCCTCATATAACGAGCATTTGGGTCTAACTTGATTCCGCCTGAGGTTCCCGCTTCTGCTAACGAAGCAGCCACAGCATCCCCGCTATAGGCGAACCTGCCCCAGTCATCTCCACGATCATTAAATATGTTTTTATATTCGTCGTAGCTTAAGGACTTGTCGTCACCTGCCGAGCTTATTATTTGATCGTAAATATGTTTATTTCTAGCTTTTTCTTTTGCGTCCTTAGTTTGCCAACCTTGGGAACGATAATAAGCGTCTTGGTCTTTAGCAAATGATGCTGCCATTACTTCATTCTCTGAGCAATTCAATACATCTATATTAGATCATTCATTCTTGCGTCTTGAAATTTAAAGCGTGAATACTCATCGGATCGACAGGACCGTTAGAAGCAAGCCTGAAGTCAATCCAAATTTTATTAGCTTTTTGAATCTTTTCGAATCGCTTAGGATCTTTATCGTATGTTGTCTCTAAAAATAATTGTGTCTCACCAAGTAATTTATTGGAATTAAACTCTAAATCTATAGTTTGTAAGTGACGGTCTTGGAAATAATGTGGAACGCCTTTAACTCTTAAGTGCAAAGGGTTACAGCAATTATGGTCACCACAAATAGGTTTGATAGGTAGTCGACCAACGTCTCCCCAAGTAAACCAAACAGCACATCGTTGTGCCGAATATTGTCTACCTGATCCCCAGTGTCTTGGCATAGCAAAATAACTAGAGTTCGACCTTGAATGATACTTACCTCTCCAAGGCCAACATTCATTGGGTCCTCTTATCTCTACAAACGACCAAAATTCTAGGAATCTTCGTCTGTATTTCTTTTCGATGCGATGAACATCTAAAGATAAACGTCCTTCAGTTAAAGCACTAATACATCTAACGCAAGAATGACTGTCGTTATATCTCGGTACTCGACCATCTTTCGATCCAATGTTGTGATCTGAGTGAAAGCATACAGGTCCTCCTTCTATTTCAGAATGAAGTTTAGGAGGCAAAGCCCATTGAGCCATATTTAAATATTTAAAGGGAATCCTTTGGGCGGCTTGTATTCTCCACCCATGACAATTAATTGTTCCTCTTGTGGTTTTAAAGTTACTTGAACTTCAGGCCAAAGTTCTTTGCGAGTGCTTTGTTCTATGGCAACAGGAACGAGCTTATTATATGGACTGCTGACAATAAAGCCATCCCTGCCGTCGACATTATTTGTGACGCGTTGACCTAATTTAAAGATTGACATCTCATTTTTATGGAATATTTAATTGTTACGATAGTTTAAGTTTGTTCTTCAAGTTCTTCAACCTCACTAATATCTCCATCCATAGGAATTCTCTGAACAGACACACCAGCTTCTACGCACATTTCTCTTGCTTTGTCGAAAGACTCTTGCCATCTATAAGGCTCAACATAATCTGGAACAATAATTTTAGCGATGTCTGCTTGGATTAAAACTGCGGCACAATTACTGCAAGTCATTAATGGCCAAATATACATAGTCGATCCAGCTAGGCATACTCCATTTCGAGCGGCAAAAGCTACACAATTCATCTCTGCATGTACAGTCATGCTCAGTCGAGTCTCTCTATCCTTGAGTCTGTAATCAGAATCTGTTATACCGTGAGGAAGACCGTTATAGCCCTCAACTAATATTCTTCTATCACGAACTGCTAATGCTCCAACTTTAGTACTTGGATCTTTAGACCAACCAGCAAACATCCTAGCGGCGTGCAGGAATCGTTGATCCCAATGTTTTGGAGCTCGTGGTGCTTTTAAATATGTCATATTAGAATGTAGATGTAAGGAGGTTCAATCTTGCTAGAAGTCACCGCTGTTATTGGAATTGCAACTGCGAGTGCTTTGTGGCGCATGGCATTCACTCAAGGAAGCATGAAGAGAGGGATGGAAGCCATATTGCACGAAGTACAACTATTGAGAAATGAATTAGGTAAAGATATAATAATTTTAAAGGAAGATGTCAAGGATCACGAAATGAGAATTAGACAATTAGAAAGTACAACAAAGGGTAGAAGATGAGTGGACTGGGAATGCGAAACCAAACTTCTATCTAGTGAACAAATGATTACTGTCTATCAAGATCACATAGAAGAACTTGAAGATGAGAATCAAAAACTGAAAGACAAGGTTAAGTTCCTAGAACAACAGTTGGATTACAAATCCATGGGAAGACCTGCTGAACAAGAATTAGACATGCAAAGCTTTTTATCTATTGGCCGCAACCAGAAGTAACATCTGCTCCTGAACCTACTTCTTCATCAAGGAGTTGACTTGGTCTCCAGCCTCCTTGCCAGATTTCTCTTGCTTTAATGTGAAGTTGATTGGGAGTCTTGTTCCACTTATGAAGCGCCAAGACAATATCACCTCGAATATCTTTACCGTCAGATACGCCGTTATAACGAATAAGAAGTCGTGCTGCGTTGACAATGTCTGCATCTGTTAATTCTTCCAACGGTTTAGATGATAACCGACCCACGATGGCTCGGTCAGTATTGTACATTGGATGTGACATTGGAACCAGGGTGACAGGGGTGGCGGGGTATCTATAAACTTTTTTAGAGATATTCTTCTCTTCTTAATTCTTTATAACTAATTTCTTCACATATGTAAATAATAAGACAGGAAAAAAGTGAACAACGTTTTATTTTCTCAAGAAAGGTTTTCTGAAACGGTGTCACCCTTGGCACCTTATATAAGACTCATTCCAGCAGAAGAGAACAAAAAGAAAGACCCTGGCACTAAAATGACAGGGTCTCAATAAAAAAGACCACTGATTGAGCTATATCAGCAGTCTTGAAGTGAGATTAAGTTAGTCTAGTCTTGAGATTCTCAGGATGATTGTATCCAAACCCTTTGACTTTTATTATCTCTTTTGATTCTTTTTGGTTTATAACCTAATCTTTTTAAGCAATCTGTTACTGGAATATTCATTTGCCCTTGTTGAGCCACGTTAATATCAATCCAACTGAACAAATCAGCAAGGACTATATATTTGTGAGGTCCGTGATAGCCACTTGAATTCTGCTCCAATGCCCTTGTTACTACAGCATCGATAGGCGAATCACGAGTGAATGAGTCCTGATAGTCAGCAATATGACTAAGCTCATAGCTAGAAAAGACATGCACTGGGTTATCAAGATAAGCCTTATAAGCTGCAGCCCAGATAGAATTGCGGTCTTGTTTTAAGCGATCTAAGTCAATAATCTTGAGATCAGGATTCTCCTTAGAAGGAACCTTGCCTCTGACAATGATTGGCATAAATCGACGATTGCCAGTTGGATCGCAAAGGAAATCAGTATTGTTTGTTGCACCTGCTAAAACAAACGCACGAGGATAAGACTTCTCATTCTCATATTTCCTTGCAGACCTATCAACTGAAACTGATATCAAGTTCTTCAGTTCTTCCGAGTACTTCCTCTTGCAGTAACGTTCGAATTCATCCATGACGACAATAAATCCTGCATGTAAAGCATGAGGTTTTTCCTTTAAGTATTCGATACCTTGTTGCATCGTCACGACCCAAGGGTATGTTCCTAAATCTTCGACAGAAGGAGGAGTTAAATATTGGAAGAATGTTGTTTTACCACAGTTCTGACTACCAATAAGAATTGGCATCCAATCGTGACGTGTTCCTGGAGATAAGACTCTTGCAACAGCTCCTATTAAAAACCTTTTCATAATGACATCTGCCAACAGATTGCCATCTGGCATTCGAGGATTTTGAATATCGTCCTCAGGAACCCCGAGTATTTCTGACGCTATTCGATCAAAATAGGGACAAGGATCAGAGCTAGCAGCACAATGCTCCAGATACGTTTTGACAGGGTGAAATCTGTTTTCATAACCAATGACTCCGGCGAGGTCAAATACTAATGTCTTTGGAAAGATTTGTCCTTGTCCTCTAGAAATATAAACATAAGCCTGTGATATGTCATGGATTTCCCGAGGACGATCCTTTGGTCCATAGACCAATTGCTGACTCATACAATTTAATCTTAAGCCATTGTATTGAGCATTCAATAGATCTTTAATTCGTTCTACTAAATCTTGATTGTCTCCGCCACTCCTAGCAGGTGTTGCTAAAGGGGGAGTTTCATCGTATTCAAAAGATGCGACTTCACTCGATTCATTATCTTCATCTGGCTTTTCTATGACTGCTATCTGAGTCCAAGGCCTATCTTTATCAAATAATCCTTGAGATTGCTCAACAGTTTCCACGGTCTCAGGTTCGCCTAAGAAATCTTCGTGAGCATATCCAGCGAAAGAATCCCCGTAGACTCCTAGCCTAAAATCTCCAGTACCACCTTTTAGTTCTGGAGGTAATGACTTCCTCCAACCGGGTTGTTGGGTATCGGCAGCCCAAAAGATTGTGGCAAGAGATCTACCTCTCCATCCTCTGAAGAATTTTTCGGAGGTTTGGGATGAGTTCTTTCCTTTTCCATGATGTCCTCTGGATGCCCAATCTGACCAGTAGGAAAACAGAGAATCTCCAGCCGTACTGGCTGCTCTCGTGATGTTGCAGAAATGATCTCTTTCTCCATCTGAGGTTGGCTCGAGAATATGTTCGAGACAGTAAGCAGCAAGGTTAATGGATAGTTCATCTACGTCTGCTGATTGTGCATGGTAAGTTGTCCTCTGTTGAGCGGCATGAGTTTGAGCATCCTCTATAAAAGAATAGGGGAGTATTGCTTTTGGCTGCCAAACAGGATGTTCAGACCGACTATTGCCGTAGAAGATTCGACAACGATCAGAACAATTAGGATCACCGCCAAGAGATTTTATTAGTAAGCTGGTAACCGATTGGTATAATTCTCCATCTGATATTCTTTGAGGTAGTTGGAATATAACCCTGAAACGATGTTTATCTTTTTCAGGATTGTGGCTTGCTGAAGTGTAAACCCATGCAGCTTCTTTATAGAGAGCATGTTTACTAAAACCTTCCAAGGTTAATCCATTGTCTATATCGACAACAGCTAAGTCTGAATAGTCAAAAGCTGCACTATTTCTGTGACCAGAAATCATAGCAGCAGGAATAAAAGCCTTGCCGTGACTGATATGGTCACGTAAATCTTGAAGAGTTCCTGTTTCTCTTATCCATCCTTTTCCAAAAGACGACATCCAATGAGTCGGCTTATTGAACAGCATGGGGTGAATGCTGTATTCAATCTTACGCACTAGGTTCTACCTCGGTTAAATGATGAGTCGCTTCTTCTAAATCGTTACAAAATCTACAAGAGCCTAAATAACAGGCCAAGTGTCGAACAAAAGTCGTCTTGCCTCCACTGATAGGATACGTGTGAACTGTTCCTCCGAGTGGAGTCGTTAAGATAAGTTTCGGTGTCTCTTGCACTTCGGGTGTTCGATTGAATAGCTGCATAAAGAGTATGCCTAATATCTGAGGGATTGCAATCCTGCCTTCTTATTCTAAAATCTATTTAAAGTACTTTTGATTATGACGTTGATGAATAATAATTGGTTACAGAAAACCGCAGTTATTGCAGTTGCGGGAACATTTGGATTGTCTCATCTTTGGATGATTAGTCTTCTTGCAAATAAAGAATCGGGACTTCCTAAATTTAATTTACCTGTTGGACAATACAGTCAATACACGATTGATGCCAGTAAAGATGGTTACTCTATTACACATCGAATGAACGATCCTAAGGTAATGGAAATGAGAGAAGATATCGTTGTTCCTGGAAAGACTGGATTATTTGGTGGCAGCAGTAAAGATAAGAAAATTTACAAGTTTGAACAATATACGATGGAGGGTCATCAGCACATGATGGGACCAGGTATCTTTCAATCTAAAGGAGAAGGAGACGGGAAGCTTACTGCAGAACAGATCGCCTGCATCAAAAAAGCCGGAGCCGGCCAAGGAACAGGGGCTGCGATTGGCGCTGCAGCAACTACTCAGTATATCTCTCCTGCCGTTAGTTCCATACCTATTGTCGGTTGGGTTGCATCTGGTTTTGCTACTGCTTTCGGAGCTAGGAAAGGGGGTGAGGTAGGAGAGAATCTGGCTGAGTGGTATCACGACTGCTAACTCCGTATGCTAATAAATACGACACCAATGTTTTATGTACCTTTGGTACAAATACGATGTAATAAATGGGACGCTAAAAAGAAAGAATTAACCAACCTTCTAGACGAAGATCACTGCATGAAAGTTGGCAATCAAGGTTACGCAGATAATATTAAATCTGATTATGGATATCAATCGCAGACCAATCAAGAAGGGATGCATAATGAGTCAATATCTGAAATCCTTAAGGACGAGATATCAGAATTTTGCTCCTCACTACATCTACCTCAGGCTAAGATTGCACACTCTTGGTTCGAGAAAGGCACTCAGTCTGATTTTCATGCTGTTCACAATCATGGAGCTCTTGGCTACAGCGTGGTGTGTTTTGTTGATTACGATTCAACGGTACATGAACCTACTTGTTTTTGTAGTCCTTTTAACGACTTCCTCGACGGGACGTGCAGTGAATTTCAACCTCAGGGTATTGTCGAAGGTGACATAATCTTTTTTCCTTCTACGATATTGCACCATACAAAACCTAGTAATAGCGAGATACCTAGAACAGTAGTCTCTTTTAATTTGGATATCTCATAAATGTTCCGTTAACCCATCCTGATATTTCGGTTAACTAGAACAGGGTATAAATACCTAGCGACTATACTTAGCTTATAACATTTTTTTAATCTTTCAGATGACACCTGAAGCAGAAAAATTCAACGGCTGGCTAGCAATGTTAGGCGTTGTAGCAGGCTTAGGTGCCTACGCTACCACTGGTCAACTTATACCAGGAATCTTTTAAATCATGCAACCATCTAATAAAACAATTTTTGAAAGAAGTATCGGAAGACCAGCAATGATGGCTTTCGTTTTGTTAGCAGGTACTTACCTAGCTACAGGACAACTTATCCCTGGTGTAGTTTAATGAAATCTGAACAACCTAATACTGTTGTAGGAACAGAGACTCAAAGATTAGAAGAAGGTAAACTCATCGCTGAAAGAGTGAATGGATACGCTGCCCTCTTTGGATGTGCTGCTCTTATAACTGCTTACGCTACAACTGGTCAAATTATCCCTGGTTTCGTTTAATGACTTCATCTACTCAATCTGTAGCGGCTGCATCTACTGTTACTGAATACGGTAAGCAGAATATTTTTGCTAAAGAGCCTCAGACACAGCTAGTCGAAGACTACAAAGGTTATGTTAAGGAAGCTGAATTAGCTAACGGTCGCTGGGCAATGATCGGCTTTGCCGCTCTTCTCGGTGCTTACATTACTACTGGCCAAGCTCTCCCTGGAATCTTTTAGAATTTGTTTCGCTATCCTCTCTTCTTCTTTTATTTCTTGATAACGGCGAACCTTTTGCAGCCATTTAGTATGGAATTTAGCAAGTTCGTTTGAATTAAGAATAAAGCTTTGGTTTATCTCTGGTGTAGAGACAATGATTTCTGCACAGCTGACATCCACACCAAGCGTCTCTTTGCATGCTTGAGCGTATGCTGCTAGTTGCATTGCACATTTGTTGAACTTATTCCAACCAGTAAATAAAGCTCTGTTGTTTTTACTAGCTTCTTTAGTTGGATAGTAACGACAATAAGGTTGGTTAGAGGTTTTGAAGTCACCAATAATGATAGTGTCATTGCGAACGCCTAATAAATCAGGACATCCGCAATACATATATTCATGACTCCAAACTCTACTAATTCCATCTTCTCCAGTACAGAATTTCCACTCAGGACGAAGAGGCATTTCTGACCAAATAAACTCATCGTATTTATCTAAGTGTTGACTCATCCCTTCCCAAAATGGTAGGTATTCTTCTTTTAGGGTTATTTCTTTCCCTCGAATATAATCCTCGCACGCTTGGTGTACCGCTGACCCTCTTTCGGCTGCAAGCATTGCGCCGTTTGGGTTTTTAGCTTGCCAATTAAGTAATGCTTTCTTACTTCTTTCAGAAGAAGTTGCACCTAGAATTGTAGTTACTGAAGGGTAGGCTTTATCTGCTTTATCTGTCGCATAATGACGTTCACCATTAACCTCAAATCGAGTAGGTTTCGCCATTAAATGTTACATTACTACTACTAATGTAACGTTTTATTTCAGTTTGTAACTATTTACGACTTACCTCAATTGATAGGGGGTCTTACACTATACGACATCCTTTGCAGCCAGCCCTATGATAGGTACAATTCGAACCCATTGGTACTACTGACTGTCCTCGATGGGAACCGAACTGCAACGAAAGCTCTTGCCTAAAACTTTCGCGAGTTTTTCATATCTTAAGAAGAAAGCTAGACAGTCCCGAATAGCTAGAACCAACCACTTAGCCCGAGCAGTTGCCTTCTGTGATACTGGCAGGATGCTTAACAGCCAATCATGAGAACCGCGATAGACGCCCCGATAATTACTCCGAATGATCTTCTTTTTCTAAGAACTCTAATGAGTTTTTCAAAGAATCAATAGGCTTCCTTTCTGATTCGTATGCTGCATATTCTTCTACCATGCGACTCGATAAATGAACACCTCCTTTTAATATTTCTTCTAAGCTCACCTCTCTATCTAGATGTCTTGCTAATGCAGGACCTATAAGACTTAGATATGCAAGCATTGAAGTATCAGGCAGGTAGCCATTAATACTGGCACCACCAGAGGTGAAGCCGTTAAGTAAGTATTTAATATCTTCTAATTGCTTAGACATGATACTTAAATACTCACCATTCATTTTTAGATGGTCGAGAAGTTCCGACATCATTTGATATTGGTTCTTCCCCTCCTCGTTCTTCGTAGTCATGGATAATAACTCCAGTAAAGGCGTTGGCTAGTTGCAAAGATGCTCTTTCAATAGAGCTTAGTTGCTTCCAAGCCTTATTACATTCTGCTTGACCATACGTGTTGATGACGTGCTTGACATCTCTGCCGCAGGTTGCCCTGCGGAGAGACGTAAGAGCAATTGATTCTTGCATTAATAGTTAGTGTAAATATTACGCAAGAGTATGTAGATCAAAATGATCACACAAAAGAGAATGATAAATCCTTGCATTAAACCCAATCACTCCCGATTTCTTCGGATGATGATTTGATTTCATGGTCAGCACCTAAGTCATCTCTATGAGTAGGAGGTAAACCTCTTGGCTTAGACTCTGCAGGTTTCCCAGCAAAAGGATCAGCATTGTCATAAAGAGCTGGTAGATACCATTTGTCTTTAATCTCTTTCCATTTTTTAGCTACAGCAGTCCTTACTGGAGCTTTTAATGGAGCAGGTGTCAATGTGTAGACAGTATCTGTACCAGATCCTTTACGAGCTAGTTTCATTAAGAAGTTGTAGACACCTTCGTCATTCGCTTCGTAAGAATCCATCGATAAGATTTCTTCCAACGCTGTGCGTAATCCTCTGGTACTAAACTCGACAATGGCAAAGTCTTTCTTCTCTTTGATGTAGCCAATAAAACTAAGGATTTGCTTAGGCTTGTCTAGGTCTTCTTCTTTGTGTTGGCCATATTCAACCTTGCGAAGAAACTTTGCATCATAGTTCAATCCAATATCATCCTTGTAATTCTTTGGATAACCCTCAGAAAAAGGAGTGGTATGTGGTTGACCATCATTCTTGAAGTATTTGTAGCCACTAATAACGTGACCAGTGTCAAAGCCACCACAGACAATAACTTCATGTGAGTCACCGTCTTTAAGTTGTTTTCCAGGTGAGTAGAAACGATCACTCTCTTCTTGAGTGAATGTGCTTGCTGTTTCCGTAGCAAATTTGTGATCAGGAGGAAAGAATCCCATAGTTAGTTCCAGTTGTTAGATGTTGGCATGTCACCAGTTTCTTCGTCGCTACCCATAAAATCTGAGTGCTCGTAACCTGATGCGGTAGTGTCTTTAGCGGGGTTAGCTGCGCCACCACCACCTTTAGTTTTTTCGTGTAGACGTATTCGTCTGCATTTAACTTCTGTATAAAGTTTGCCTTTACCATCCTTAGCGGGGGTAAGCATTCCTAATACTTCAGCCAAGCTTCCTTTTGGATAACAAAGGATTCGTTCCTTCCAATTACCGTATCCTCTTACTCGGTACCAGTCTGTAATTTGATTACCTGCAACATACCTGTTGACGGCGATGCTGCGACTAGCTGACTTCTCCGCTGGTTTTCCATCCTTTGAAAAGCGTCCAACAAACATCGCTTCGTTGATGAACTGATCTTTGTTGGCATCGCATATAGAAGTCATAGTGATGATTGGGTAACCATCGTGATCTGAATCTTTAGGACCTAAAGATAATGCACCAGTGATTAATACATAATCATCTTGTTTCTTGTTTTGGAACCGTGAGGCTGGTCCTGCGTTAGTTGTGGCTCTTGCTCTTAGGATGACAGGCAGTGGTTCAGGTGTGCTGGCAATAGCAGGAGCTTCGAGATACTCTTGACCATTGACCACAACCTGAGTCGGAGTCGAACCTATAGCAACAGTAAGGATTGCAGTAGACAATCGTTTGCATATAAGGGCAACTCAGCCTAACGCTGTATGTGGTGTGTGCAACTTTTTGTTACACCACTGATGGGGTGCTTGGGTCGTAAAACCCTCGTGCCATCTTGTCTTGAGAGTAAGCTTTCAACCAATCTGGAACAGGTGGAATAGGTTCTGCCGTTTGAGGCATGACCAAGATCACAACGTTTCCTGATTCTTCCTGAATTCTCATCGGACCTCCATCAAAGGAGTGTAAGGTTACCGATGAATTGATGGAACTCAAGCTTTTAATAGCTCTTTGAACATAGTTAACGTCGTACCTGCCAGCAGTAGTAGAGGATGCTACTTTCCATCTTTTAATACAGTCTTGTAAAGCACCTGCTAAATCAGGAAACTCAACTG